CAAAAGGTGCAGCAACTGCAATAACATCAATGATTCCTGCAGCAGGTGGAGCAACGGCAGCGGTGACTGGCCTTGGTACAGCAATATACACTGCATTAGGACCAATCGGACTTATTGTTGGTGCAGTTGCTGGAATTGGTGTTGTCATTGGTTCATCTATATCATCGGTTGAGAATTTCAATAAGTCACTTAATGGACTATCAGCTATCACTGGCGTTGAAGGTGATGCATTAAAAGATGTTGGTGACATGGCATTAGATATGTCTAAGAAATTTGGTGGAGCAGCAACAGACATCGTCGATTCAATGAGTAAGATTGGTGGACAAGCACCTGTATTATTGAAAGACATGGATGCATTAGGACAAGTTACTGAGGCAGCAATTGTATTATCTAAAGCTGCAGACAATATGACAGTTGAAGATACAGCAAAAGCCATAACAACAGTAATGAACCAATTCAATGTGACTGGTGCAGAATCAACAAATATCATCAATACATTAGCCGCAGGTTCAAAAGAAGGTGCAGCAGAGGTTGACTACCTTACAGTCGCTTTGGAAAAGGCTGGTACACAGGCTTCTAATGCTGGTATGTCATATCAGCAAACAGTTGGTGTTATTGAGACATTAGCACCAAAGTTCTCATCAGCAGAAGTAGCAGGTCATGGATTCGCAGCTATGCTTATTCGTTTGACAACTCAATCAAACAGCAAGTTCAACCCTGCAATAGTTGGTCTAGACAAAGCATTAGAGAATTTGGAGAAGGCTAACTTGTCAGCAGCAGACAAACTTAAGTTGTTTGGTGCTGGTTCTTTGACTGTAGCAGAGACATTGATTAAGAACAGAGATGCCTTGAAGGATATGACTGCAGCAGTCACAGGCACAAACACTGCTTATGAGCAGATGAATACAAAGTCACAATCATTAGATGTAACATTGAACAAGCTGACATCAGCATGGGATGCATTTATGATTAAGATGGGACAAAGCAAGATAATACAAGCAGTCATCAGTGTACTTGGACTTCTTCTTAAGGCTGTGACAGGACTAATAAATGGTTTAGGTTATTTGTCAGAAGCTGTTGATACATGTGTCACAATAATCATCGCATTATTCAAGAAGATGTGGGAGGCAGTCAAGCCTTATTGGGATGCAATGGTCAACATGGTTACTAACTCAGCAATATACAAAGCAGCAACTAAGATATGGCAATCAATATACAACTTCATAGCTAAAGTCATCAATAAAATAAGAAGACTATGGAGTGGCTTCATGAAAATGCTTGGTATAGAGGTAGGTAAAGTAAAAGAAGAGATATCTGATACAAAACCTGTTGAGGCTGATGTAAAGGTAAACACAAACACAAACAACACAAGCAAGACAAAGACAAAGATAGACTATGACAAAGGTAGCTTAGAATATTACAAGAAAGAACTACAAAAACTAGAAGACAAACTATCAAAGAAGAAACTATCACTTATCGATGTTGAGAAGACTAAAGCAGAGATTGAAAAGGTCAAAGCAATTATTGAGAAAAAAGAGATTGAGCTTGGAATAAAAGCAAAAGATGGTTCACTTGAAGCAATTGATGCAGAGATAAGCAAAATCGATGAGAAACTTAAGAAGCTTAACCCTACAATTGATGTAGCAGAAATCAATGACTTGCAAATAAAGAAAGAAGCTTTAGAGAAAGTAAAGAAAGATGTTCAAGCAACAATAAATGGAGCAGTCATCACAGGTAAGAAATTCAAATCAGAAGGCAGAGAGGGATCATTACAATATGCACAAGACAAAGTCGCTTACTATCAAGCAAGATTGAATGTGACTACTGAGACAGATGACGACTACCAATATCTTGTCAATAACCTGAAAGAATGGAAGGCAAAAGAGCAAGAGATAAAGGTAAAAATTGATGCAGAGACTTCTAATGCAGCAGAAGGTACATTGAAATATTTCGATGGAAAGATAAATGTATTGAAGGCTAAGCTTGAGACAACAGCAGTTGGCACATCTGAATATTATAATATAGTCGATGAGATAAAAGACCTTACTAGACAACAACAAGCCGTTTCAATGAAGGTTGACATGGACTTAAGTGGTGTTAAAGTTGGCTCATTGGCTGAATTAGAAGAGAAGATACGCAACCTTGAAGGAAGGCTAATGCTTGAGACTTACGGTACAGAAGAGTTCAAACAAATACAAAAAGAGCTTAAAGACCTTACAAAGGAAGAGCAAAAGATTAAGATGAAGGTTGAGTTTGACAATCTTGATGAATTAGAGAAGGCACAAACTTATCTTGATGGTTTCCATGCAATAGACACTGTTGTCAATTCTATATCATCATTAAGCCAAGCAATAGAAGAAGATGCAGATGCATGGACTATACTTATGTCTACTATATCTACAATTGAAAGCATCTTTACTGCTGTCAACACAGTCATGGAGATAGCTAACTTCTTGACTAACCTTGGAACAGCAAGCAAGACAGCTAACGCAATAGCATCAGATGCAGCAGGTACAGCAGCAACAAAAGAAGCAGCAATGGAGACAGCAACAGTTGCACCAAAGACAGCAGAGGCAGCTGCAAACAAAGCATTAGAATCATCTATACTTGACTTAGCTGCAGCACAAATATTCTTAGCACATGCATATATACCATTTGCAGGAGTTGGAATAGCTAGTGGATTCATAACAACAATGATGTCAGCTATGGCGGCACAACATGCAGCATCAATCGCATTACAAGCATTTGCAAATGGTGGTATAGTAAAAGGTGGTACTACTGTAGGTGATAATGTGTTAGTAAGAGCAAACAAAGGCGAGATGGTTCTCAACCAACGCCAGCAAAACAATTTGTTCAAAGCAATAGACCAGAACAGGATGAGCACAACAAGCGAATCAGGACAAGTTGAGTTCATAATAAAAGGTGACAAACTATACGGAGTAATGAAGAATTACGAGAAAATACATAAGAAATGATATGGCTACAATTATACGTGGAGGTTTTAAGGATAACAAAGAAAGATTGGTGACTATAGAGATATGGTCACCAATTGGAATGGCTGAATATGACCTGAATGATGAGGACAGCCCAATAAAGATTAGTTTCGATTCTGTTGAGATAGAATATGACATCGATGACATGTTCGCTTCTATAATCAAGAAGAATATGAGCATCAATCTTGTCGCATCAGAATATTTTGGCGGTGTCTTGTTCTCAGACCAAGTAAAACAGGTCAAGGTCACTGTGAAGATGGACGATAAAGTCCTTTTTGCTGGTTATATAGAGCCATATACTTATTCACAGGAATATGCACATAATGTAGACGAGTTCACAATAAACTGTACTGATGAGCTTGGATGCTTAGAATACCAATATATAATCAAACACTCAGACTGGCAAAACACTATATCACAAGAACAATCACCTTCATTCAAAGAATATCTTGCTATGATGTTACCTACAAACACATATTATGATATGTCAAAGACATGTAATGGAGCAAGTATATTTGATACGCTTGGTGTTTCTATGAATGTTTTCCTTGGTGACAGTGAAAATGACTTAGTTGACAATGAGCAATCACTAGATAAGATACTAAAATACTTCAATTTGCATATCATACAAGAAGGTGAAGACTTATATATATTTGACTGGAATACAATAAAAGCTGGTGGTAGTAAGACATTTACAAATATCTTTGACGGTACAACAAAGACAATCAACTTATCACAGACAACAATAACAGCAAATGACTATACTGATGAAAGCACAAACTTGTCAATCGCAGATACATTCAACCAGATAAAGTTGAAGGTGAATTTAGATACAAGTGACACTGTGATAGCTGACCCATTAGAATCAGAGAACATAGAATATTTCTCAAACTACAAGCAACTTTGGATGAGTGAATATCGTTCAGACGGTATAGGTGGTAGTGCGTTTAGGGCTTTCAGTAACATAGTAAAGCAAGGTTATGAGAATGGAAATACTATTGATGATAGCTATGATGGATGGGAAAGAAGAGACTGGTATTTCAAACTTGGTTATAACAAGAAATGGAAACTAATGTGGAATGGCATAGATGTAAATGAATGGATAGAAGTTGATAACAACAACAAGCCTGTAAACTTACAACGTATATTCCAAGTAATGAAGAACTACAGGTTCTTCCCATTTATCATATCTTGTGGCACATGTGAAGAAACATTGAATAAGAATAACAAATCACGTCTTACAAATGACAATGGAGTAAAAGGAAGCATCAATACAAATGACTATATTGTAATATCTGTGAATGGTAATGGAGATGATAGTGAATCAGAATTGAAAAGAATACAAACAGACATAGACCGTTCAAGTGGTTATGATGATAGCACTCAATCAGCAGCAGGACTAATGGAATATACAGGTGCAACAAGCGCACAATATTCTCCTGTTGATGATACTACAACAAACTACTTAGTATTCAAGGGATCAATAAAGCTAATGCCAACTATAGACATATCTCCTGTTACTCGTGGACCATGGGTTATGGGAAACGTAGAAATACATGACCCATCATTCAAACAATTGTATGACAAATTGAAACAAGAAGAATATACTGCATGGCCTGTATATAGCATGTTCTATGCTCATCAATTCTGGAAGGCATATACTCCAGGCACATTAGAGCAACAAGAGGCAACAGCAAAATGGCTATACCCATGTGTAGATATAGAAAGAGCACAACAATTAGAATATAACTATTCAGGCCACTGGAATGACAATGATTTGTATAATAAGCTGGCTGTTGTTGAATGTGAGCTTAAGATAGGTGACAAATACCTTGTTGAGACATATGCAGACCAAGCCAAACAAAAGCCAATATATGGTTGGTATACTGAGTCAGACTTGCCAATAGTAGAAGGAGTAAGCAAAAGGACTTTCTCACTTGGATTTGACCCAAACATAGGTGAGTTCATAGTTGGTAAAGAATATCCTATAACAAACACTGTGAACGGAAAGATTAGTGAAGAGAAAGGTATGGCTGTACCAATCAAGAAGAGTGATGGCTTATCAGGAAAAGTTAGGTTCAAGATAGTTGGAGTAATCAACCAACAATGGAATGAGATAACAAGAAGACACCCAACATTATTCAGAAGCACAAAATACTATGATAACTGGAAGAATGTATGGAGCCATGTTTCTTCTATATGGATTAAGAACTTTGAGATTGGCATCATATCTGATAATGGTGGCAGTGATGTTTCAAGCAATAAGAAAGACCTTGTATATATATCTAATGCATCGAATGGTATATTACATACAAAGGATGATGAGTTTGACATATGCACAATGCCAACAACACAAGAACTGGTAGCAAGAGGCATTGAGACAAATGTAGCAAACAATACATGTATCAATCTTTCTACAAAGACTCCTGCAACATCAATAACAGACACAACTCAATCTGTGACTGACAGACCAGAAAGACTTTGGATAGACCAATATTGGAACATATACAACACTCCAAGGACAATCATAGAGACAACATTAGATGACTCATGCATCAAGGGAATGGCACCTTATTATATGAACAACTTTGGAAATGTCATACCTTTAAGCATAAGACAGAACTTAAGAAATTGTGAAGCAACAATAAAACTACAACAAATAAATACATAATCAATATGATAGACATTAAAATGTACGGCGCACCAAAAGAAGGTGCTACAAATATAGTGACTTCATCACAATTCTCATTACAAGGAGATGGTGGCAGTTTCATTCCACGATATATCTGGGGACAATACTTTGACGGAAGCAAGGACATAGATGGTGATATGAAGGTGAATGGCACTGCATCTATAGAGCATATAAAGGCAACAGATGTGGATGCAAACATCATAAACACTACATATGCCAATGCAACATATGTTAATGCATACAATGGTGAGTTCTCAGGTGTCAAAGCAGACAAGGTAGATGTAAACTGGATGAATGCCGTGAAAGGATATATCAATAACCTTGCAGCAAAAGACATAAACACTGAGAACTTGACAGTGACAGGACTAGCACACTTCTTTGAATTAGTCATAGACAAGGTAAGAGCAAGTGGTGGAGCCGTCATATTCACTCCTGCAAATGGTTTCAAAATCAGGAAGTTTGAGTCATTGAATAATTGCTATAGGCTATATTTCTTAGCAGAGGACAGTGGCACAAAGATAGACAACATGTGGAAGAAAGATGACCAAGCATTCTGCCAGAACTTCAATATGGGCGGAAGCAAGAAATATGCTTATACTGAGAAAATACGACCTGCAACTGTGGCAAGAGGCTATAGACCAGAAACAGAATACTCATCAAACAAATACTATTGGGCATTAGTGATAAACACAAACAATGATGACAACAATGGTGAGCCAATAACAATCAATGTTGGCAATAATGAGAATGTTGACATGCAACCATGCCATTATATTGACATATCAAAAAGTGACTTTGTCGGTTATCTTGATGTAGCAGAAGGTGATGAGATAGCAATGCTTGGATATAGAGGTACAGAGGTAGAGAGACAAAGCGCAATATATATCTCTGCTTATAAGTCTATTGACGGTGAATTACTTGCACCACTTTTTGTACAATATAAGGGAATCAATGACTTCAATCTTGATAGCCATAAATATACTTGGTTCTCAGGTGGTGTAACTTCATTAGGACGATCAAACAACAGACAAGCAAACCAAGTAACAGGAAGTGTGTTGTTAAGTGACGGTACAACTGTTGAAGACAACTTGAATGAGATTACATCATACGTATCATCTGCATTATTCAGCGCAACAGAGAACATGATGACTGTAGCACAATTCAACTCTTATATGGATGGAGTGAATGGAAAACTAGATGAGGCTGTCTCATGGTCATATATAAAACAACATGCTGATGAGATTAACATGCAGATTGTTGAAGGATTGAAACAAACAGGTATAGACATCAAGTCTGGAGAGATTGTAATGGATGCAGACAACACAACTTTCCTTGGCAGCATATCATTAGAGAACCCAGACAATGGAATAACAATATTCGACAACAACAAGACGCCAAGAGTTGTAATAAACAGAGACAGGATATCAAAGAACGGAGAGACATACGTACCAAACAATGTTGGCAAGGTGACGAAACAAAAGATTGACATGAAGCCTTATTCAAAATTAGGCGGATATTGGTCTGAGACAAAAAGCACCTATAAGTCAAGATATACAAACAGCATAAAGCAACTATACCTTGGCACATTCAGCACTAGTGAGACATTCGACTTGCATCTTGGACTGACTATTCGTTTTGAGAACAAAGTCTATGACAAAGGCATTTATGACATACCAAGTTGGAGAAGCGAAGACAACGGAACATATAAGTTCACATATAAGATATATTGTGGAAATAACACAGTTGTCTCAAAGACTGTTAGCTTGAACAACTTACAAGGTATAGATATTAGTGTTACATGTAATAATGCCGGAGACTATTATCTTGATTGGGATATAGACTATAAATATGATACTAACATGGTCGCAGATGACTATACTTACTATACTATTGGTGAATATATAAACTGTAATATCACAAGAGGTACAGCAGGACTTACATTTATCGGGTTGAATGGACTATACTCATCAAACAACCTTAACAGATACTTTGTATATAGTGATGATGGATTCAAGGTTACTGAGAAAAACCCAAGCATTATAACAATTGGAGATAGCAAACACTCTATCACAAACCCTTATTATAGTATTGGACTAGACCCAGAAAAAGGACCTTATTGGAATTATGGAGAGAACAGTGAATCGGAAGGTGAGTCTGCTGGTTGGGGTATACCAATTGGTGTACCAAAACTAATAAGGTTATATGAAAGTGACTTCACTGACCAACAAATACTTGACAATGATGGGAATACAATAATTGTAAAGGGATATAATGTAAATGCCTATGTATACTCAATGGTGATTGTAGAAGGTTTGACCCAGAATGTAGACCACTATGTAATACTTCCTTATGCAGAGCCAGCACAATGCTTGATATATAACTATTCTAATAAGAACATATTCATAAATGCAAGAAATGTTAGTGACAATAGCAAGAACATATATATAAACAGAAGGAAGACAAGCAGGAACACTGGTGTATGGAGACATGAGCTAGGTCAGGAAAGTAGTTGTCTATGGATGATAGGTGACAGATATGGTTGGAATAACTTGACACTTATAGGATAAATATATTAAAACATAACTATGCGTAAAATAAATGAGATTATACTGCACTGTTCAGCAACTCCAGAGGGTAAAGACTTTAAAGCTAAAGATATTGATTTGTGGCATCGTCAACGCGGGTTTGTTAACATCGGATATCATTTTGTTGTCGATTTAGACGGAACAATAGAGCCAGGTCGTGACATTGATAAAGTGGGGGCACATTGCTTAGGACATAATACTAACTCAATTGGTGTATGCTACATTGGTGGATGTGACAAACAAATGAATGCTAAAGACACAAGGACACAGACACAAAAGGATGCATTGTTAGACTTGGTATTCTTATTGATGAAACAATATCATTTGAACATAAATCAAGTACATTGCCATAACGAATACGAACTCAAGAAGGCATGTCCCAGTTTCACAATATCACAATTTAGAGAAGAATATAAAAGAGCATTTGAACATGACAAAAAATGAATATATTATACACCAGCTTAGCCAAAAATATCCTGACTTAGTTAAGAAAGAAGAGATAAGCTATATGCTGGATGAGATGGATAGAGTCAATAGCGAACATCACTTCAAAAATTTCTTAGAAAAATTGAATAAACTATAAATAAAAAACTATTTTATTATATAAGGTAAATATGTATATGGTATAAGGTATTTTTCATCAATTCTTTTTTTTATGATTCATTATTTACTATATTAGACATTCATATATATATTATTTTAAACTATTTTTCATATACAATATTTACTTATTTATTGTTATATTATTTTTTTAATATCAAACTATTTTTTCGTGGTAAGTGGTTCGTGAGAATAACTTACCACTTTTTTATTGAATAACATGGATAAATTTTATTTTAATATATAAGATATACATAAATTTATGATTATATACATATGAAGCAGAAACGAATAAACAACTATCTTTATGTCTATTCATTAGAACCTTATATAATCACAAATGATACTGATGCGGAGCTAATTTTCGTACAAGAAGAATTGTTTGATGATTACAAGAAATTGAACCCATCATTGACTCAACTTGCGAAGAAGAACTACAACATCCTCACTGTTGTTACTCCTGAATGGAACCTATACAGGAACTTACCTGATGATATAGATATTCCATTGAACGACCAAATGAGCAATATACCTGACATTAGTGTTAACAAAGGTGTAATAACTACTAACACAAATGTTACAAAATTCGCTCTATTGAAGAAAACTGACTATACAACTATTTGTAACTCAACTGATACAAATGTGGCAACAGTGGACAACAGTGGTATGGTTGACGTAGAAGGAGCAGGTACAACAGATATCAATGTGAATGTAGAAGAGACAGATGAACACTCAGAATATAGTTATTCATGGGTATTAGTTGTTGAAGAAGCAGAGACAAGCAAGATTGATCCTAACATCACTATAGGAAGCAGCTACTCTTTTTTCTTCAATGAGGACGTACAACTACAACCAACAAACCCATATGGACTTGATTTGATTTATTCATCAGACAGTGAATACATATCAATCGATGAGAATGGATTTGTCACAGCAACAAACCAAGCAACAATTGGTAAGTCTTACCCTATATATGTGACTTTTGCTGGAAACGATAACTTCAAAGCACAACAAGTTGTCACAATGGTTGAGGTAAGGAATGCAAGACAAGAAGCAAACATCAGTTGGAAGAAAGATGGTGGTGTTGTATACAATTTTGAAGCAGCATTAGGTGAAGAGAACACATTACCAGTACTTGACAACCCTAATAACTTAACTGTCACATATTCAAGTGACGATGAGAATGTCACAATCGACCAGAACGGCAATATAACATTTGTCAACGTGACTGATAATGCAACAATAAGTGCAAGCTATGCAGGAAATGACAACTATAAGCCTTCTGTTGTCTCTTATAGCTTGAAAGTAATAGCAACATCAAAAGGCTATGCATTCATGACAGAGACACCAACACCAGAGAACATCGGCCTTCATCTTAAGTTGAATGGCACAAAGCCAGCAAAAGCCGAAGAGGTTGACATGACTGGATTAGAAAAGCCAACTGATATGTACTTAGTATGTCCGAAATCTTGGGAAGTATATGACAATATCAATGACAGAATTGTAAGACCTGTCATTACTGATAAACAAAACGGTGGCGAGATGGGAATCTGGTATGACACAGCAGACCCTTATGTCACTGTAGACAACATTGACTATAGGATATTCTCTATACAACTTGGAAAAGGAACATTCAATATAGAATTCTAACAAAATCAAAAATATATACGTATATAAACTTTATGGCAGAAATAACAATCAACGGTGTTAAGTATACTAATGTGCCTAACAAGAAAGCAGGTACAAAGTTTGCCGCAAGCTTAACACAATCAAACATTGGTGCTTCACAAGCTATACAGGACTATGTTAATAGCGCTTACTTCTATCCATTAGTGAATGCTATTGATATTAATTGGAATGGCGTAGAGGTTGATAATAACTCATATATCAACTCAACTTCTGACCTTATCACATATATCGCAAGAAAGGGAAGCAGCGTAGACTTGACAAGTTATGCTACAAAGAATTATGTGGACCAAAAAATCGAAGATGTCATTGGTGGCGCACCTGAGACTTTAGATACATTGAAAGAACTAGCTGATGCATTAGCTGATGATGCCTCTTTAGCCTATGTAACTCAAGCATTGGACGGCAAAGCAGATAAAAGCTCTCTAGCTGATTATGCCACAAACAGTTATGTAACTGCTGAATTGGATAAGAAAGTAGACAAGACTGATATTCCTGTGATACCAGATATGTCAAACTATGTTACAGTGACTGCATATAATATGTTGGTACAACGTGTTGATGAATTAGCTAATTTGATTGCTTATTATCACCCAGCACAACCAGAACAACCATTTGAAGGTTATTGGACATTAAATGGTATGAGAACAGATAACATTTCAGTCAGCACATCTGACCCTATTATGACTCTATCATTTGTAAGCAACCCAACAATATCTAGTGGTATTGGTACATGGACATTCAAAGACTCACAACCTGGCATATCAATCAATACTATGACTGGTGAGATGACTATCACTCCTTCAATGTTGATGTCTGGTATGGTATATTCAGGTGTTGGTTATGACTATAGCAATAATGGTGATTATCATTCATTATATATAACAATCAATGTGACATCTGGTAGTAGTAAGCAATCAGCAATGGGACAATGGTTGAACTCTAGCTCGATGGTTGAAAATAATAAGACTGTTGTAGCTGGTGATAGTACAACATATACATTCACATTCAGCGGAACACCTTCTGATAACTGGTCATTTACTTATATGGCTGATGTATCTGGTATTAGCTTCGACACTATGACAGGTACAATAACTATCGACATGACTAATTCGGTAGAAAGCACAACTCGTTATATGTACTTGAATGCTAATCGTCCAGAAGACTCAACTTACTACAATGGTTCAGCAATGTTCAATGTTAAAGTATTACCTAATGGAACAAATCCAGACTTCTACTATGACCAACCAAGTGTAAACATAAGTAATACAGTAGGTGTAATGACTCCTATGTTATATGACTCAATAAGTTCACGTAGAGGATATGTATCATCTGACGAAAGCATTGCAACAGTAAGCAGCGATGGTTCAATAAACTATGTATCTAATGGTACATGTACGGTGACTGCAACTGCTTATGATAGCTCTGACAATGTATTAGCAACAGCAACAATAACTGTATATTGTGAGACTATGAAGAGCTATCCATCAGCATCTTGGAGTGGTAGAGATATGTATGGACATGTTGTAGTCAATGCAGGTAACACTACTCCTGTAACCTGTGTGTTTAATGGTACACCATTATCAGGATGGACAGCTCAACCATCACCAGATGCAGGAATAACTATTGATAGCTCAACTATGAATGTGACTGTTGATGCAACACATATGACACCTGGTGAATATAATGTCTATGTATCATATCCTGAAGATGCTAACTACTATAGTTCGAGTGATTCATTATATATTAGAATAATCCCAGCTGGTGCAAACCCTAACTTCTATTTTACTCAAGATAGCATAAGTTTAGCTCCTGAGAACAGCCCATATACTGCATCAATACAAAGCAATAATAATGTAATATATAAATACGTATCATTTGTATCTGATAACACAAGTGTAGCTACAGTAACAGTAAATAATACAGGCATGATGCCTATGCAACAATGTGACATAATCTGGCAAGGTGAAGGTACAGCAACTATAACTGCAACAGCTTATGATGACTCTGACAATGTATTAGCAACAGCTTCATTAAGTGTTACATGTACAGCTGCACAACCTGTATTAACAACTCCATCATGTCATTGGTCATGTAATGGTGTTGATTATAATAATGGTGAAAGTACTGGTTGGACAGTAGATGAAGAAAGAACAGATACATTCACATTCACTGGTACTCCTGCTTCAGGCTGGACATTCAACTATCCAACAGGAACAGGTATAACAGCTAATACAACAACTGGTGAATTTACAATAGATACAACCGCTATATCATCGAAGGGTACTTATACACTAACAGCTTCATATCCAGGTGATTCTACATATAGTTCTGCACAATATTCAATTACTATAACATTAGAAAAACGTGCAACTGCAAGTTGGAAAGATGAAAACGATGTAGTTTATACTGATCAATATGATATACACACGAATGATATACCATCAACACTTACATTCAACGGTACTCCTTCAACAGGTTGGACATTCACTATCACAACCACACCTGCACCTGGTATAATTGTTGGTGAAGCTTCAGGTGACATCACATTTGAACCAGTAGGAGATTTAACACCAGGTACATATTGGATTAATGCCGAATATCCTGAAGATGCTACATATAGCAATACTTCTGTATCGTTTGCTATTGTTGTATACGATAATGAATCAAGTAATGATCCTACAGGTCAATTCTATTTGAATGGTAGTTTGATAAATGAAGATTCATATACAACAAGTTTACGTGCATATTCTAGTTATGAATTCTCATTCTCAGGAACACCTAATACAGGATGGACATTACAAAGTAATATTGGTACAGTTAATGGCAACACAGTGACAATACCACAAAATACTGATGGTCCAGATGATACTCCTAGTGGTCAATATACTATTACTGCTACATATCCAGGAGATAGTACATATAATAGTAAAACAATAGAATTCATTATATATGTATCTTAATCAAACTATATTATTACAAAGGGGGAACAAAATTCTCCCTTTGTTTTATTGTCAAATATAATATTTGTCAAAATGATATTATTTTTAACAAAGAACATATATTAAATTTTAAAATGGACAATTTTTCAGCTAAAGAGAAAACTCAATACGGAACAGCCATATTCACATTATTCTCAGGCATAGTACTTTGTTTCTTATCGTTTTTCTTGCACCAACATACTATACATGATTCTGTGTTAATGTACTTTGGGCAGACTCTGATTTTCTGTGCGAGCGTATTTGGTATTAACTTATTCATAAGAAATAAAGTACTGGAAGCAGAATCAAGGATAAACGACAAAATAGATAAAAAAATGAGAAAAGTTGATAACATAATAAAGGACGAGGAGTAATTGGAACGGATAAGCTAGAATAGCCGGCAGAAGCCATACAAAGCCCACCAGAGCATTTTGATAGCATTGGATATATATTTTATTATCCACTGAAAACAAAGGCTCTGGTGGGCTTCTATTTTACTCATCGGAGAACAATTGTGGTATTTCTCAACTAGTAAAAATTACAAAAATCTCCTTCGATATGATCCAAGTTTAAAAAATTTTGCTTATATTTGCACCCACAAAGTGATTATAAGTATGAAGATATTAATCGTAGCACGTGTAAGTACCGAAGTCCAACAGCTTGAATCTCAGGTTGAGAAACTAGTTGATGAGGCTAAAAGGTTAGGTTATAGTGAAGATGACATCACAATCATCTCAGGTAAAGAATCTGGTGTAAAGCTGGACATTGAAGAAAGGCAGACCATCCAGCAAATGAAAGAGCATATTGATACTGGACTATACAACATGGTATTGATATGGGAAGTAAGCCGACTAGCAAGAAGGCCAAAGGTATTATATGAAGTTCGTGAATACCTTATTGAAAGACATGTAAATCTAAGGTGTCTTACACCGAATTTTACTATGCTTAAAGAAGACTTCACGATTGACCCTACAGCATCAATAGTCTTTGCATTATTTGGCACAATGGCGGAAGAAGAAGCAAGGTTGTCAAAAGAGAGAATGATACGTGGCAAGAGACATAAACAAGCGCTTGGTGGCTATATAGGCGGAAAGCCATTGTTCGGATATACCTTTGAGAATGACAAGCTGGTGATTGACTATGCTAAGTCTGAGATAGTCAAGAAGATATATAATATGTACGCACGAGGGCTTAGCACACGTAGTATAGCATTAGAGCTGATGGCAACTGGTGAGCTGAAACAGAAGATACTCAACAACGCAAACAGGCAAGTACAGATGATATTGTCAAGACCAGAATACTATGGCGGGAAATCTGACATCAGCGGCTATGACTACCCGAAGATAATATCTAAGATGTTGTTTGACCAATGCAGAGAGATAGCCAAAGACAAGACAAAAGAACA